CCAACTGCTTTTCCTTCTCCGCGAGACGGGCCAGCAGCGCCTCGGCGTCCTGCTGGGACTGCACGGCGGCGTCGCGGGCGGCCTTGGCCTCGGCTTGGGACCGCTCGACCGCGAGCTGGGCCTGGTTGCTACGGAGGACGACCCCCAGCTCGGCCAACTCCCGCTTGTACTCCGACCGCTGGAGCCGTAGCTCGCGGGCCTTGGCCTCCATCGCCAAGGCGTCGGCCTCGGCTGCCGCGATCAACCGCTGCAACTCGGCGGCGCGGGCGGTACCCTGCTCTATCGCTTGCATCGCGTCCATCATTTCTCCTCGCGTGTGAAAGCGGAATTCTTCAAGGCCCCGGTGTCCACTGGCACCAGCGGCTGGCTCTTGCTCTGGAGGAACAACCCGCCCAGCAGCAGCGACTTGGCCAAGTCCTTGGTCTGCACGTAGGCCCGGCGGATCACCTCGGCTATACCCTTCGCGTTCTCCCGCAGGGGCTGCTCCAGGTACTTGGCCTGCCCGACGGGGTGGCGGGCTTGCAGGTTCTCGTGGACGTAGATGGCGTAGTTCTGCGTGTAGCCGACGATGACGCTGGCCCGGTGCGGCCCCTTGGCCAGGGCTTGCAGCTTGGCCTTGACGTTCGCCACTCTTTCGACCCTCGCCATCACGTCTTCCCCGGCATGGTGGTGCGGAACCGTTTCAACCCCAGCTCCCTGCGGACCGCCCTGCCCTTGATGTCCTTGGCGGTGTGGGAGGACACGACCTCCATCAGGTCCCCGGCCGGCGACCACTCGCTGCCGGTGCCCGTCCCGGTCCCGGCGTCCTCGGCCCAGAGGTCGGCGTAGCCGCCCTCCCACATGATCGAGTGCACGGCTATCTCCCGGTCCACGGCTACTACCGCGTCCACAGCCACCGTGTTGCCGTCCGGGTCCAGCCGCTGCGTCTGCGTGTTGACCCAGCGGACGTTGATCTCCACCGACTGGGCCGCCCGCTTCTGCTCGCCGTAGTCGTCGAACCCGCTCGCTTCCCAGAGCAGGGCCAGCTGGCACAGGGCGTCCACCTCGATGTCGGGCATCAGTCGCGGTCCACGTAGTCGGTCTGGGCACTTTTCCGCTTGCCAAGCCAGGTGAAGCTGGCCCTCGCCCCCTGGCCCTGGGCTATCGCGGCGAGGCAGCCGGTGTAGTCCATGCTGATAGCCGCCTGCCCGTACTTGGTCCCTTCCAAGTACATCCCCGTCTGGCCGTGGGCGGACATCGAGGCGGACAGCGTGCTCTTGGAGGCGAAGCCTTGGTCCATCGTCTGGTAGAAATGGGCGGCCACGTACCGCTCCAACATCTCCAGCTCGTCGGCCGTCAGAGCCGAGCCCCCGTCCACGGCGCAGTCCTCGACGCGGTCTATCAGCAGCGCCGCCGTCTCCATGAACGCGGTCAGGCTGGGGGCGTTGACGGTGTCGTAGTTGACCCCGAGGAGGGCCTGCACCGCAGCCGAATTGGTCCTGAGCGTGACGGCCATGTTTGGTCCTTAAAACGGTGGGGAGCGCCCCAATACCGGTTACCCAGTAGTGGACTCCCCACCGGGTCGAGAGGGAGCACGTGAGCCCCCACTCGGCTAGCCCAGCAGCTTCTTGATCAGGTCCGCCAGCAGCGGCAGGAGCTTGATGAGGACGTTACCAGGCAGCGCTTGGCTCCCCTCGGGGCAGCCACACGTCGCCTGTTCGAGGGCGTCGGCCATCGCCGTGGCCTCCTCGGGCATCAGCGCCGGGGCCGACGGAGCCCTCGCCGCCTGCACCTCGGACATCGACACCGTAATGCCCCAGATGGACATCAGCGTCGTGACCAGCTTGATAAAGTCGCGGTCCGTAGCAAATGCTCGGAGCGCCGAGATCGTAGCGAGAATCTTCTGGAACATGCTGCTCCCTCCTCCTGGTGGTTGCGGCGGCGGAGGCGGCGGGTCCGGCTCCACAGCCAGTGGGTAGAACTTGCCCGCGTACTCTCCGTCCAAACTATCGATGACCGCCCCGCCCCGTATCGGCTGGCCGTCTACGGTGATGCTACCCGGCAGCTGGTAGCACATGATCGAATCCTGATCCGCATTCGGGGTGCTGCGGATGGAAGCCTGTGATAGTGGAGTCAAGACCTGCTGGATGGTCATAGCCGGGGACCAGCCCTGCGTCTGTTGGAAATAGGCGATGGTCTTATTCCTGTCCAACCGGGCGATCAGCTCCTCCCGCATGTGCTCGTGCGGGAACCCGAGCGTGTGGCCGAACTCGTGGCACACCACGCGGTCGTACTCGCGGTCGGGCGTCAAGATTGTAAACCCTCCCAAGTTCATCGTCGGTTGGTTCCTGGGGATGCTCAGGACGTCGGTGCCGAGGTAGGACCAGTAGCCGTCGCTCGGGTCGCGGTTGATCCGCACCTGCGGGTCGGTGTTGGTCAAGACGAATGAGATATTACAGTACTGGCTCCACTTGTTCGCGTAGAGCAGGATCTTTCGCTGGGTGTCCGGCGGCGTGCTATCGAACGGGAAGCCGCAGGTTAGTTTAATGCCCGTGCTCGGCCACTGCTTGCGCGTCAGCAGGGCGAGACGCCCCGGTGTGAGGATTTCGTTGTCGTCCCTCGGCTGGCCCTCCACCAAGGCCCCCAGCACCTGCTCCATCAGGCCCCGGATCAGGTCCAGTACCTTGCCGGGGCTGACGCGGTTAGCTGGGTTGATCGACACGGCCACGTCGCTGGCCTGCTCGCGCTGGTGCTCCGGCAGTTGCTTGAGGGTGCAGCCCATATCCTGGTTGCTCACGTTCGCTCCCTTCTTGCTCTCGACCTCTGAAAAACACCGGCGGAGCCCGCTTACCTGTCCAAACCTCTCCGCCGGTGCCGTGTGCTGAGCCCCCACAACGAGCGGAGGCCCAACCCCTTGACGTCCCTCATTGGTGCGGGCAGCTAAGGAGCGCCGCCGACCCCGACGGCCCCCATCCAATGGGATTTTTCGCTCCCACCGCCCCACCACTTGGTGGATCAACGGAACAGCTTGAGGGCCACCCTATTTTCGGCCCGCTGCAACCTCTCCAAGCGGTTGAGCCTGAAGCGGTCGAGCAGCCCGATGCGGCCTGCCCCCACGCCCGCGCCGACGTGCAGATTGAAGCCCGGCGTGTGCAGTCCGAAATTGACTCCCCTGCCGTAGCTGGGAGCGAAACCGACGCCGTAACCGGGGGCGAACCCCGCACCGTAGCCCAGGGCGTGCGGAGCGCAAGGCGCTTGCGGGGCGCAGCTCGGGGGAGCGTACACCGGCGGAGGGAGGAACACCCTCGGCGGCGGCAGGTAGACCGGGGCGCACGAGGGCGGGGGGACGAACACCGGGGCTCCGCCGTAGCAGCCGCCGCAGCCCCCGCCCGGAGCGAAGAACCTCGGGGCCTGCTGGAATCCGTGGGCCTGCGCGACCTCGGTCCCCAGCAGCACAAGCCCCAGGGCTAGGATCATAGCTTTCATAGGAGTCTCCTTGTTGAAAAGGTTGCATCTCAGTCCTTGGCGGCGGGCATCAGCTCCGCCGGGGGTGTGAACAGGTACTGGAACCAGGCGTCGTTCTCGATCTTGGTCAGGGGTTGGCCCGGCCCGCCGTCCTTGCCCTGGGGCATGCGCTTGGCGGGGTCCTTGTGGGTGAGCCTCGCCCACACCCTATCCCGCCGCTCGGCGATGGGCATGTCGCGCATCGACTCCAGGTGGAATCCACCCTTGACCTTATCCCCCAGGTGGCATGATCCGCACTGGGCCACGGCCATCTTCTCGAACAAGATCGGGTCGAACTTGCCACGGGGAGCTGGCTGCGGGGGCAGGGCCTCCTGGCCGAACCGCCGCTCGACCTTCTCGTGGTGGGAAGATTGGGTCTTCATGGCGTTGAGGAAGGCGATGGCGGCGTCGCTGTTGGCCTTGATCTCCGCTATCCGCTGCCTCGCCCCGGCGTCCTTGTCAACCAGGGCGAACACCGAGCCGATGGCGGCCTCGGCCTGGGACTGGCTCAGCTTGGCATGCTGACTCGCGGATTGGAACATCAGCGCCGGGCTGTTGTCGCCCCAGATGTCAGCGTAGGAGAAGGCGTTGTTCCCATAGATCGTCGGGCTAGTGTTGTAGTAGCTGCTGCGGTAGTAGGTCGCCGCACCGCTGCCCGCCAGGAACGGGTTGCCGTCGAGCAGGCCAGCCGCCGTCAGGGTCTCTTTGTACTGCTTGTAGTTCTCCCGGTCCGCGAGTATGTCAATGACCTTGTCTCGCCACGCCTTGTCCCTGTAGTCCGGGATCTGGTACGCGGGCGGGGGCGGCAGCGCGGCCGGGGCCTTGTACTCGACGTACTGCACCCCTAGGTAGTAGCGGCCATAGCTGTCCCATGCGGGGTAGGTCGTGCGGTTGTAGAGCCTGCCGTCGGGCCAGGTCCAATAGGTTCCGTTCCAGGTATAGCCGTCTACGTTGCGATACCCAACCGCGTGGTTGCTTGCCGCTGGCCTCTTCGGAATCGGCTTGACCGATCCAGCGTCGGCCTTACTACCAGCCAAACCTAATGCGCCCGCCCACAGGAGCGCCGCCAGAACTAACCGAGTCATGAGTTGGTCCTCCCTTAAGCTGCCTTCTTGGGTCTCGACCTTATCTGCTGCCAGGCCCGGTCCGCCCGAGCTTGGGCGTAGCTGTACGCCAGTTGCCAATCCGTCCGCGTGATCGGTATCCCCGCCATGAGGCCGACCAGCCGGAAGTCCTGGGGGACGAAGCCCAGACGTTCCGCGAAGTGCTCATCGGCCGCGTCGCTCAGGAGCAGGGTCTTGAGCCACTTGGTCTCGTCGCCCTCTGGCACCTCGAAGCCTAGGTCGCGCAGGGCCAGCTTGGGCGTGACCAGCTCGTAGTTGTAGCGGTGGTAGAGCCCTGCGATCTGCTCATTGAGCAACCGCACCACGTCCGTCTGGTCCTTCGACCGCTTCCACGGCCCCGTCGCCCGGAGCACCGCCGCCGCGAACCTGACGCGGGCGGCCTCGTAGACCGGCTTGGGGTCGCCCTGGTACAGTTCTTTCAGCCTCTCCAGGTCGTCCTTGTGCTGGCCCCCGAAAATCTTGAAGCCAGCCCGCAGGATGGTGTGAATATCGTTGTCGTGGGGCTTGAGCCCGTTGTCAGGGCCGTGGCAGCGCTTGCAACTGATTCCCGCCTGAAGCCTGCGCGGGAACGGAGACGGCACCGTAGCGTCCGAAGCGATGTCGTCCGGCACCTGCCGCTGCAACTTGCCCTTGCCGTTGTAGAGGCTCTTGCCGAGGAATCCGTTGGACTTGTCAAAGATGACTTCAGCAGCGTCGGCCTTGAACTCCAACAGGTTGCCTATGGCGTGGGTGAGGCTGTCAATGTTCCTGACCTTGGAGTCGCGCGTCACGAACACCATCGAGCCATTGGCGGAGGCCAGCGAGGGGAACCAGTAAAACTGCCTGGGGCGTCCCGTAACTCCTGAGAAGAACACCGCCGCCTTGCGGTCCGAACCCAGGGCGTTGAAGAAATCCTCCAGGCTCTTGCCGCCGGTGTCGATCCCCAGCGTCTTGTACAGCTCCAGCTCGTCGTTGCCGCCCTTGGCTGCCTCGGGGATGCCAGCCAGCTCGAAGTAGTTGCCGCCGTAGACCAGCCCGTGCAGGCCGTCCTCCTGGATGCTGGACTGGCTCCGGGTCGTGAAATACTCGGCGGTGATCAGCGGGGTTTGCGTCTGGAGGTAGCCGACGAGGGACTGGTAGATCATCGCGTCAACGTGCACCGGGGCTCCGTTTGGGTTGCGCACCGCCCGCAGGTCCGCGACCTCGGTGACGGGCACGTCCGTGACGACGTCCCTCTTGAACCACTTCTGCCTGTAGGTCACGCCGTCCTGGACGTAGGGGGCGACGTCTCGCGGCTTGTCCTCCCAGACCTGAGTCGTGGTCTTGACTCGGGGAGGGCCTCCGGGGAACCGGGCGAGCCGGAGCGTATCGGGGGTGAGGATGGTGTTGCACTCGGGGTCGAAGGCGAACCGCTCCCACTGACGCAGCCAGTCACCCAGGTCGGACTGGTAGTAGGCGCGGGAGCGCACGTAACGTCGAAGATCGGCCCGTAGGAGAGCGCCCTTAGCCAGAGGAACCGGGCGAGTGCCCTCTCCGGCCTGGTTGCTGCGAGAAACGTAATGAAGTGCGCCGGAGATAGCGCGGGCGTCGTCGAGGTCGCCCGTCCGCACCCAGATGTAACGCAAGTAGGGCAGGTCGGCCGGTCCATGGCTCGGGTCCTTTCCGCCGGCGACGCGGAGCACGTCCTGGTGAGCCAGGGCGAATGCGTCCTGCGGAGTCGGCAACCGCTTGACCACTTTGTCCCCCTCTCCCGCCTGCGCCACGACCAGGGCGCACATCACAATTGCGTATCCCACCTCGCCCTCCCCTCGACCAAAAGAGGTTAGCGACCTGTAAGCCTAGCCCTCCCCGTCCTTCATCATCTTCGACACGTCTGTAATGAACCGCACTATCGCGCCGAACGTCTGCTGTACCTGGTCCGCCTTGCTAGAGAGCGCGTCAATCTTGCTAGTTAGATCCGTGATGCGCTGGCTCTGCTTGATCCTCGATTCCCGGTCCCGCTCGCGCTCGGCCGCGTGTTGTTTCCTGGCCTCGATCAGGTCCTCCCGGTCCTCCGCGTGCATAGACCGGAGCGACGATCTCAGGTCCACGTACAGCCAGAGCATCATGACCGCGATAATCGCCATCCCTGATGCGTTACCGACGTTCTTCCACAACCACCCCTGCAAGCCCATGCTACCCGGTTCGAGCTGGACGCGACCCGTTGGCGTCTCCACGCTCACTGGGCCGGGCGTCTGGATCTTAGTCTCGTCGCCCACTACTGCTCCTTGACCAAGCCCCACCAGCAGTCGGCCAGGCCCCTCAGGCTCAGGCTCAACCGCAGCGTCCGGTTCCCGTGCTTGGACGGCAACACGAGGACGACCTTGGAGTCGTGCTTGGCGGCCTGCCTCAGCTTGGCCCTGGCCTCGTCCCGACCGTCCATCGGCAGCAGGTCCATCAGCTCCTTGCCGCTCACGTCGGCCTCGGTGTAGCCTGTCAGCTCTTGGGCCTCCTTCGACCAGCAGACCACGCGGCCCTGGGTGCTGAGCATGACCAGGCCACCGTCGCCCTTGGGCCGGTCCTGCGACGCCTTGGACTTGGTGACGTCGTGCAGCGTCAGGATGGCCGCCGCCGACATCAGCAGCGTGGCGAGGATCACTATGCTCGTGACGTGCTCACGAGCTAGGCTGGACGTCGCTGTCCGGCTTTCGCCGCTTTCTTTGCTGCTTCTCATCTTTCTCCAGTTCCTTGGCGATCAGACGTTGGATCAGCGGTTTGAGGTCCATGGCCGTGATGCCCATGGCGGGCAGCAGCATGCTCATCGCGAGCAGGGCGTATATCCCGGCCTCCGTGTCCGCCAGCCGCCCCCACAGCAGCATCGTCACCGCCAGCCCCAGGCAGCCCGACCCAAGCCACGCCGTCAGGGACCGCCAGAAGCACTGGTACTGCTTGAGGCTGTACGCCAACCCAGATAGGCTCGCCAGCACGAAGCTGATCGCAAACACCCGCCATGGTTCCACGTCCCCGGCCCTCTAACCCTGACCGGCTTCGACTGCCGGCTGAGTAGCCTGCGTCGCCCGCGCCCCCGGCTTGGCGATCACGGGCCAGGCTATCAAGGTGTCCTGCCCCAGCTCGGCCGTGACCACCGGGCACTGGTAGCGGTTCTGGACGCTGTCGTGCGGCTGGAAGCTCTCGGAGTAGCCGCTGTCCGGCACCGCCCCGTCCGCCGGCACGTCCACGCCCGCCGTCCGGTAGCAAGCCCGTATCTTGTACAACTCGGCCTGGACCCCCTCGCTCGCGAGGTCGTTGAGCGTGACGTCCACCAGGTTGTTGCCGACGGTGGGGACCGTGTTCGCCGTCGGAAAGTTGATGGTCAGGGTCGCCGGCATGTCACTTCCTCCCAGCGTCCACCGTCGCCTGCTTGCCCTCGTGCTCGCGGAACATATGTTCGGCCTGGATTGCGGCGGCTTCGTCGCTCTTGTCCTTGGTCTGATCAGCCTTCCACCGCGACAACTCGGCGTTGAGCTTGAGCTGCACGCCCATGTTGCTGTTGACCAGGGTGTGCGTCTTGTCGCTCGTCTCCGCGATCTTGTCGAGCTTCTCGGACGTGGCCGAAGTCGTCTCCTCCAAGGCCGTCTTGACCTCCTTGACCTGCTCCGCTGCTTGCTCGGCCTGGTCCTTGACCTCCTCGACCTTCTTGGCGACGGCCATGTCGCGGACCATCTTGGCCTGCTCCCGCAGGTAGGCCAGGATCATGCTCACGATCTGCGTGATGCCGATGAACACGGCCCCGATCACGATTGCCCACCCGCTGGCGTCCATCGCTTCATCCCTGAATCACGAACCCGAAGACCTTCCATCCGAGGAGGAAGAACAGCACGAACGTGAGCAGGCCCCAGCTGCCGATGAGCCTGCCCCGGTACGGCGAGCCCGATTCGGCGCTCACCCCGAAGTACCCGAGGACGAGCCACAGAACCATCAAAAGCCAAAATATGAAACCGAGCGGCATGGTTAGAGCCCTCCAGTCAAGGTGAAGTGGAAGCCCTCCCTAGCGGCGCTTCTCCTCCGCCCGGTCAGCCTTAGCCGTCGCAGCGGCTTCCTTGGCGTCAGCCTTGGCCCCGGCCTGCTTCTCGCCCTTGGTCTGGGGAATGCTGTCCTCGGTCATGGCCCCGGTGATCTGGCCGCCATCCCTGCCGCTGGTAGAGACCTGGTGGCCGCTGCTGACCTGCCCTCCGGGGAACACGCCGGGGGTCTCGACCATGTCCTTGGGGGCCAGCTTGCCAGCGACGGGCGGGTCGTCGTCGGAGGCGACGTGACCCGACATGCGCTCGAACTTGTTCGCCCCGTGGCGCTTGACCAGGTCTACGTCGCTCTCGACCACGACGCCGCCGGGCGAGCCCTGGCCGTAGGTGATCGAGGGCGGGCGGTCGGTGACGTCGCCGTCCGGCCCCTTGAACTGGACCTTGCCGCCCTCGCCAGTGAACCGCTTGTAGCGGGGGTCGCGGGCGATGTGCTGGCCCGCGAGCAGTCGGAACTTGGCCATATCAGTCTCCCTGTTAGACGTTGTGGTGGATCTCCCCGCCCCTCCTAGGGGCCTGGGGGTTAGCTCGTAGTGCCGTGGATGATGCCCGCGACGCCGTTGTAGGGGGCCTTCATCACGGGGACCTGGATCGCCATGACCTTAAAGCGGATCTCCAGGCCACCCTTTTCCTCCCACTGCACCGTAGTGGGGGACATGCCGTCGATGGCCTGAGCCACCTGCGGGTCCATCTGCACCAGGATGAGCTGGTAGCCGCTAGTCAGGTAGTCGAGCCGGCGGATGTCCTGGAGGCCCTCGATCTCCATCAGCCGCTCGCGGAGGCTCCGGACGGCACTGGTGCTGCCGCTGCGGAAGTAGTCGTCGTTGAGATATCGGCTGTAAGGCGTGCTGTGGTAGAGGATGAACGGGCCGAAGAACCCGTTGGTGTTCATCGTCTCGATCATCTCCAAGATGTCGGTCATAACCGCTTCCGGGTTGGTCCCGGCGGGAGTGGTCAAGTCCGTCTTGGTGACGCGGTAGGCGTAGTTGGTGTAGCCGTAGACTGTGCTCGTACCACGGTGCGGGTCGGGGCCGGTGCTCCGCGTGCCGTAGGTGATGCCGGTCTCTGTGCCGATGGTCTGCCGCTCGACCATCTCGGCCACGCGGCGGCCCGCCGCCTCCGCCATGGTCGTGTCCAGCGGCGCCCCGGTGTTGCGGGACACCGCGATCTCGCGCTGGGTGAAGCGGAAGTCCGAGTGCGTGATGGGCAGGGGCACGCTCGTCGGCAGGAGCAGCGGCGTGTCGGCCCGGCCGTCGGCGACGCCGTCCATGTCCTGGAGGGCCTCACCGGGGTCGGACATTGCCCAGTACTCGTGGGTCATCTTGGCCATCGCGTCGAAGCCGCTGATGCTGTTGGCACCGGCGAGGTCGGCCCAAGCCTGGAGGCGGTTACGGTTGGCCTTGACGATGGCGTTGTCGATGTTGATCCACGCATCGCGGGTCAGCGTGCTAGCGTTGCCCACGAGGAACGCCTTGGACATGATGCCCCGCCGCATCAGGTCCTCGACCAGGACCGTCTTGCGCTTGGGCTCGAAGCGCTTGGTGCGCTCGTTGTAGATCTGCTCCCGCGTGTTGATGGTCACGCAGCGGCGGCCCCGCATGCGGGCGGGAGCCCTGGGGTCCGTCTCGATGAAGGGCCGCAGGTAGCCGGGGTCGAAGCGCACGCCCGAGAGGGCCTCAGCGACGTCCCCGTTTGCCCTGCCGTTCAGGATGAAGTTGTCAACGAACATCGCAGTTATCTCCTTGGCTCGTGTAGGTGATCTAGTCTCGGCTCCCCCGCGATCAATGGCCGCTCCACTGGCACCAGAGGAGCTGGTCGGCGGTCGGGTCCACGATGGCTTCCAGGGCCACGGCGACCTCGGTCTCCGGGCTGCCGGTGGTGGCGACCACCTTGCCGGTGCCGTCGTCCACCATCATGATGGTGCCCAGGGCGATGTCGTCGGCGGTACCGCTGGCGTTGCCGAACAGCAGGTTCAGCTCGTCGCCGGGCTGGGGGGCGTACAGCGGGACCTGGTCGCCTATCGCGTAGGCGGTAGTCGCCAAGGCCCCCAGCTTGAGGTCCTCCTCGATGACCCAGAACCCGCCCTTGGGCTGGTCGCCGTCGGCGTCCCGGTTGTAGGCGACGTAAGTGTGCCGCCCGTGGGCCAGGGCGACGGAGGGGTCGATCTGGACGATGGTGCCGGGCTTGAGGGCCTCCGTGAGGATTCCCTCGATCCTCGCCCCCTTGGGGTTGGCGTTGACCACGATTCGGTTGCCACGAGCCATTGTTATCTCCTATTTGGTGTTAGCTTCTGTTTGAAACCGGAGGGGGCCGAGCCCGGTGGCTGCCCGGTTCCCCTCCGGGGCGCTGTGAAAGTCTCCCCAGATCTCACACAGCCTGCCGCTTGCGCCGCTCCCTCGACTCCTCCTCCCAGTTGACCGTCGGCAGGGGGAGGGCTAGGCCGTCCTCGGCGTCGTCGGCCGCGTTGGTGGACAAGCCGCCCGCCGCGCCGGAGTAGTCGGGGTCGAGGTCGATGGGACCCCTGTCGTCGTCGCGGTTGGCCACGGGCAGGGCGGAGGCGAGCTGGCGGAGCTGCTCGACCCCCATCGCCGCGTACACCGCCGCTGCCGCCTTGCGCCCGGCCTCGGTGGAGTTGGCCGTCAGCTTGCGGACCAGCTCGGCCTTCTCGCGGGCGACTGCGGCCTTGGCGCTGTTCCAGACGCTGCGGGCCTCGGCGGGCATCGTCGCCTCCCAGTCCTTGAGGGTCTGGGGCTTGGCCTTGCGGTTGCCGGCCATCGCCGCCTCCCGCTTGCGCTTTTCTTCCTCGGTCTCGGTCCCCTCCAGGGCGCTCAGCTCCATCGGGGCTTCGTCGGCTGGGGGCGGCGGAGCGGAGGCCGTCAGCTTGGACATGATCTCCTCCAGCTTGCCCTTGAGCTCGGTGGTAAACGCGACGGGGTCGGCCGCCGGGTCCACCTCGACGCCGAGCAGGGCCGCGAGGTCGGTGTAGGGCACGCCCGGCGCTGCCTCCTCCTCGGCGTTGCGGGACATCACCCCGGCCACGCCCTTGACCTTGAGTTGGTTGACCACCAGCACCAGCCTAGTATTGCGCACCTGGGCCTTGAGCTGGTCGTCGGTCATGCCGTTAAGGATCGGCTCGGACTTGCCCTTGTCCTTCCAGCAGTCGCAATTAGCGACTAGGAAGCTGACGGCCGTCTTGCGGTCGAACATGTCAGTATCTCCTTGTTGGTTATTAGTCTTAGGGCTATGAAGTTGACTTTGATGAGACTTATACCATTTCCACACTTTTTTAAGGTATGGATTGTCTTCGTCTAATCCCCCAGCATTTCCCATTTCCTTAAGCGCATCAGCTACTTCATACCCATCCTTTAGCTCACCTTGATTAATCCTGTCTAGGATAATCGCTGAAAAATTGCTGTCTTTTGAGTCAGGTGAATCTTTAAGAATCCCCTGACTACTTCCACCGCCGCCCCCTCCCCCCTCGTCCTTGGACATCGCCCCACCGTCCGGGCAGGGGCGTCCCCAGCACATGCGCTCGTTGTATACCCTCACGAAGGCCCCCAGCCGCTGCTTCTGCTCGGCCACGGCCTTGAGTACCTTCTTGTCCTTGGTTCCAGCGGCGATCTTGTCCAGCCTCTCGGTCTCCTCCTTGAGCACCGGTGACATGGCGTCCGACTTGGCCTTGTCGCTCGCGCCGGCCCCCAGCTTCTCGCCCGCCGCCCGCATCCGGTCCACCGCGTCGCCGCCGACTTTGGCCACGGCGTCGGGCGTCACCGGCCCACCGCCACCGGCACCCTCGTCCTTGGCCGCCGGCCCCTGGTCGCACGGCCTGCCCCAGCACATGCGCTCGTTGTCGGCCAGCTCGGTGGCGTTGCCCGTCAGCCAGTTCCAGAAAGACTTGAGGAGGCCCTGCTTGGCGTTGACGTTGACGCCGCAGCCGTCATGGACGGAGCACGCCCCCTCCTGGTCGGGGAGGATGGCCACGTGGTCGGGGCGGTAGTTGCGGGCCGTGTAGTCGTAGGGCTTGCCGTTGTAGACCGCTCCGGGGGCAGCGGGCTCGTTGTCGGTGAAGAGGCCGGTGCTCAGCTCGACGGGCTGCCCGGCCATGACGCGGGGGAGGATGGGCTTGTAGCCCAGGCTGGCCTTGGACAACCTAGCGTCCACGTTCCGCACCAGCTCGACGTCGAACCAGTGCTCGGAGGTCAGGCGGCCGTCGGTCTGGGAGTTGAAGTTGAAGCCCACGCACCACTCGTTGAGCACCGAGGGGGAGCGGGCGGAGACCGGGTTGCCCTCGGCGTCCTTGGGGTGGTAGACCACCAGGGGCATCATGTTCCACGCCAGGGGGTCGCGGACCACCTCCTCCTCCGGGTAGTACAGCCGGCCCTGGGAGCCGTTGAGCACCCCCGGCACCAGCAGCGTGGAGGAGGCCACGACGTATTCCCGGCCGAACAGTTGCTCGCGCCGGAATGCCTTGGCGACGTTGGCGAGGATCGTTTCCACGCCCTAAATCTAACCCGACCGGGCCGCCGCGAATAGGGCAGAACGGCCCTGCGGCTGGGGTTTAACCCTTAGATTTCCTGCGGTGAAATGAGCCGCACGAGGCGGTAGTGGATCTTGCGCGATATGGACTGGATGAGGATATCCAACCCCTCGGGGCGTAGCTTGGCCCTCATGTTGCACAGGTGGACGCGGATGGACCCCCGCTCGGCGTACTCGTCCTCCAGGCACGGCAGGAGGTCGGGGAAGCCGTGGGGCAGGCCGTCCCCCAGCACGTCCATAATCCGCTGCTGCGTGGGCGTCCACGTGAACTTGGTCTTCACCAGCATGCCTCTACCCCTCCGGTAGATTACGGGTCAAAGCCTTGGGCAACGCGGGAATCCAGCTGCACATGCAGTTGGGGTGGTACGGGATGCGGCCACGGGCGTCCTCCAGGCTCATGACCTCGCCCGCGTGCTCCTCGCACTTGGGGCAGGGGGACGGGTTGCCCAGGGCGGTCAGGCCCATGCCCGACGTGGACCACTCGACCATCACGCCGACCTCGGCCACGCCCATCTGCTCCAGTGCCATTAGCTGCCCCTCGGCGTGGGCGCGGATGATCTCCGTGCGGGCGATGGCCAGGGCGCGGTTCTTGTAGCTGTCCACGGGCACGACCACCGCCCTCGCTATCTCGCGGGGGGACTCGCCCCGCACCAGGCCCTGGGTCAGCGCCCGCGTCATCGCCCGGCCCATCTGCGAGGTCACGCCCTCCAGATCATCGAAGGCGCGGGCCGCCAGGAGCTTGACCTTGTCCACGGCCACGGGCTGGTTGAAGGAGGACCGCAAGAATTCCTCCTTGGTGCCGTCGTAGAAGTCCAGCTTGGCCCGCTGGCCGGACTCCCCTAAGGCGCTGGCGAGAGCCCTGCCCCGCTCGGCGGTGTGCGCGTCGTCGAACGCCCGGCCCGCGCCCTTGGCCAAGCCCTCCTCGACGAACCGCTGCCACAGCTCCTCCTCGGTGCGGCCGGTGAGCAGGTCCGCCAGCTGCCCCTCCAGCCAGCGCTTGAACTGCTCCACCTTGACCGGGTCGGAGAGGAACCGCCACCGCTGGTTGACCGTCGGCTCTCCCACCAGCGAGCGCTTGAGGTCCTCCACCTCGGCCTCGCTCACGCCAACCATGCCCGGCCCGTGCTCCGCGAGCAGGGCCACGAACTCGGCTCGCAGGGCAGCGACCACCTGCTCGCGCACGGCCTCGACGTCGATGCCCGCGAGGTGGTCGTCATTGCCGAGCAGCCTGCGCTTGAGCCTACCGAGCTGGAGCACGACCTCGGCGACGGCGGTGTGGGCGGCGATGGACACCAGGTCGTTGACGACCGGGATGCCGGGTATGCCCGTGACCGCAAACGCCACCGCCGCCACGCCGTAGCCCCCGGCCGCCCCGCTGGTCATGATCACCGTCGCGGCCTTGTCCCCGTAGCGCGAGGCCAGCCTGGAGTGGATGCCGGTCATCAGGCTCTTGACGCCGTCCTTGACCTGCTTGACCCCCGGCACGCGGTCGGCTATGGCGTCGAGCTTGGCCCCCACCCGCGAGACGATGCCCCCGGCCTTGTTCTGCGGGCACGGGCCATAAACGCCAGAGCCCTTGCCGCTGCAGTTAACGCATACCCCGTTGGCGACGACGCAGGCCGCCGCGTTGAAGATGGACTTGGGTTGCTCCAGGCCCAGGGCGTCCTCTGAGGCGATGAGCCGGACCACGCGGGCGCGGAGGCGGTCGAACCTCCGCCGCAGTTCAGCCTGGAGGCGCTTGCGCAGCAGCCCCGTCCGCGTCGGGTCCAGCCTCAGGGGGTTGAGGCGTCGTTTCTGGTTGAGCGTCAGCATCCTGTTCCTCCTGTTCGTCTTCGAGCAGGCCCTCGCCAGGCGACTCCTCGGACACGCCGACCGTGGCCTCCAGCTGGGCCTCGGCCTCCTCGTCGGTGAAGCCGAGCCACCGCGTCAGGTAGTCGAACGGCTCGATCAGGGCCGGGCCGTTGCCGTTGATGTAGCTCACGAGGGCCTGCGTCTTGGTCGCCGACACGTTGGCCCGCTCCTGGTCGGTCTGGCTGGCGATGTCCGGCCACCAGACCCGGAAGCCCGACTGCGGCGGCCTGAGCACTCCGACCACGATCAACCTGTTGACGAACGGCGCGACCAACCGGGGACTGTTGTAGCCGTTCTGCCGCTGCCTCAGGCGGTCGTTCCAGGCCGCGTCGTCCTGGCTGGAGGCCAGCTCCCCGCGCTCGCTGCCCATGAACACCCTCTGCGGGTAGGCCCCCTTGACGCAGATGGCCTGGATGATCGAAGCTATGTGGGGGGACGGGTCGGACACGGACGGGGCGATGGCCTTGGCCGACATGCCCTTGAGCAGGCCCCACTGCTGGAGCCCGTTCATCATCTCTTCCATAAAGTCCGAGAACTCGTCCGAGTCCACGGTCACGTCGCCGCCTAGCTGGGGGTGCGTCTCGAAAAAGAGTTTCATGATGGCGTTGCGCCAGTACGCCTCGCCGTCCGCGCCGTACACCTTCTCGGCATCGAGCAGCCGGTTCATCACCGGCCGGCAGCGGGGGATGGCGAACACCTCGGAACAGCTGGCGGTGTGGTTGACGTCGGCGACGTGGATGACCCGCGTCCAGTGCACCTCGCGACCCCCCTGCGGAGCGCCCACGGCGGCGTAGGTCTGGTTCGGGTCGTTGAAAGTGACGTGGTACGCCGTCGGCTGGCCGTAGCGCGGGCTCTTGGGGTTGCTCTCGAAGCGGGTGATGCGGCACAGCGACTCGGGGAACGCCCGCAGGTAGAGCAGCTTGCGGCCCGCGACCTCGTCCGCGTTGGTGGTGAGGCTGTAGCGCTGGTGCTTGGCCGAGCCGTTGGCCGAGGGCTGATAGCCCGCGACCCTGCCCTTGTCGTCCACCACGGAGTCCACCGGGGAGCTGCCCTGCTCGACCACGCCCGCCACGGCCTCCTTGAGGTCCAGCCCATCGTCCAGCCCCAGCAGCACCGCCCCGTACTGGCCGATGCCGGAGAGGATGTCGGCCCGGATCAGGTGCTCCCACACCGGGGAGCCCTTCTCCTCCGCGTACCAGGACTGCCCGCCGACGGATCGCAGGCCCCGGCCCAGTGCGTCCCAGTCCTGCTCGAACGGCGTAGTGACCTGCCCGCGCTCCGCCTCGTACACCTCGGGCACGACCTGCCAGCTCTCCTTCGGCAGGATCTCCACCACGCGGGCGGCGATCTCGTTGCGCTCGTAGAGCTGCTGGTAGTCGCGCGGGGACAGCGACTCCGTGGCCGGGTAGCCGCACTCGTCGTTGATTGACCTGCGAGGGTCCTTCGCTTGGTTGAAGAACTCCCGCGTCATCGTGCTCAGATTGTTGACGTGGTCCGACAACCTCTTGAGGTGGTTGTGCAGGATCGGGTCGTGGCCGTCAGCGAACAACCGCTGGGCCAGCTTCCTCGCCGTTCTCCTCGCCATGGGTCACCCTTTTGAAAGATCAAGCCGGGGGGGCGGGGAAATCCCCCCGGCCTTGGGACAACTTTACTTGACCGACTCCGGCACCGGGTTGGACTTGGCCACGGGCTTCAGCTCCCGCACGCCCTGCCCCGCCACCAGCCGGATGTTGATCACCGTCTCCTCCAGCGGGTCGTAGTCCAGGTTGGGCACCTCGTAGAACTGCTGGTCGCTGCGGCCCGTCAACCCAGTGACTCCCTCGCTAGCGTTCTGGCCGCTTACTCCGGAGCTCTTGGGGAAATCCATGCCCCGAGCACGCAGCATATTCAGCGACGATGGCACCACGCCGCTGGTCTTCTCCTCCCTGTCGCGGCGGCGCTCGGGCTTGAACACCACGCGGACTAGGCCCCTGTCCTGCGTCGCGACGCCGCCGGCTCCGGCCTGCCCAGCCTCGGCCGAGTCCGACCGGAAGAACGTGAACCGGCCGGTGTCATGCGAGGACCTCTCCAGGACGATTGAGGACCCTGGGTTGATCCGGTACCCCCCAATGTCCTTGCCGTCGATTGTCACCACCGCGTCGCATCTACGGTCGTAGCAGTGGTTGCCCAGCCTCAGGACGTACTGGGTGTTGTGGTCCAGCAGCACGTGGCCGCTCTCCCGCTCCTTGCCCTCCGGCACTTGCACCGAAAAATTTCCTACTCTCATGGCGCACCTCCCTAGCAAGAATCTTGGGTGATTAACGGCCCACCCACATTGCCGAGTAAACTCCGTAGACTTAGACCTGCCCGCCGTGATCGTCTTACCCTTGTTCACGTCCACGCCGCAGACGATGCGGGCGTACCCCACCGCCAGCTTGTGAAGGTGTGCCAGCTTGAGCTGGCCGGGGTCGCCGGCCTCGATCAGCGGCACCTTGTCCTTGTCGTCGAGCATGTTCGCGAACCGGCGGAACACGTCGCTGAGCTTGATCAGCTTCATAACCGGCCTCTCTAAGGGTTCGTCGGGTCGGTCTCCCGTAGGGCGGACACCTTCCCTCGCAGGTAATCCGTAACTGTGGGGAACCTCCCTAATTCGGTCATCTCGTTAACTGCCGATTGGATTACGGCCCCTAAAGTTGGTCCTGAGATTAGAGGAGAACACAACTTATCGTAGTGTCCTAGTACCCAGACCATAGTACCTTCACCGGAACCGACTAGCTGCTGCCACAGATCAAGAGGTCTACCACAAGGACACGACAAGCTGAATTTCGTCATAACATCACCCTACAACCTTGAAGTTCGTTAGGTCAACCACGTCAGGGCAACCCTCGCCCGCCCCCAGCGCCGCCAGTTGCTCGTCGCACCTCGCCAGGTCGCCGGCCAGGAAATCTATCCGCATGCGGGCGGCCTCCAGGTCCAAGGTCCCGCTCGTCCAGCCCAGCTTGCCGTCCTCCCCCCGCACCTTGACCTTGCGCTGGAGAGGGGCGCTGCGGACCCGCTGCTGGGCCTCGGCCGATTCGAGCTGGGCCTGCGAGAGTTGCAGCTGCCTGCGGACCTCGGCCCGCCTCAGCTCCCAGTAGGACCGGAGCAGCCTGCCCAAGCTCTCACCCTCGGGCGGTGGCCACTCCGGTCCCCTGTAGTCGGTGGCGCTGTAGCTCCAGCCGTCGGGGAAGATTAGCCGCCCACGGTGCTCCAGCGGCTCGCCGTGCAGCTCACAGAAGGACCGGAAGTACGCCCGCCAGTCCAGGTCCATTGGGGCGTCGGGCAGCCACGGGTCCTTGACGGGCTTGCGCCCGATCCGCTTGGGCTTGGCTCGGTTCATAGTCCTCGCCCTCTAGGAGGCGGCGGCAGGATACCAGATCCGCCCTGGGCTGGCCTACCTTGTGGACCGTCCCGGCGGGGTTGGTGCGCCGACTTGACCCTGTGGCACACAAGCCACATCAGGAAGACGCTGAACACGTTGAGTGTCAGGCTGGCGGCGAGCAAGATTGAGGTCTCGCAGTGGCTCATAGGTCAGTCTCTTTCAGGGTCGCCTTAGTCCTGGCCGTCCAGGTGAACTCGCACTTGGCCAGCTCGCCCTGGCTGTTGGGAAGGTTGACGGTGAACTGCCAATGGTGAATCCGGTACATCCTGATGCGCCGGGCCAGCCAGACTTCGAAGCCCCACTCCTTCCGCAGCTCCCAGTCGAACCGCAGCCACGGCCAGCGCTTGGCCCACCACCACGCCAGCCACAGCGGGCCGACGAGGACGCCGAACATCAGGACGTAGTGCAACCACCTGGGTTTCATGTCAGCCCCCTTCGACGCAGTCCACGTCCATGCCCAGGACCAGCATCACCTCCACGCCTTCAAGCCCGGCCTCCTTGAGGCAAGACATAACCTCCTCCCTCATGCTGTCGATCTGCTCGCTAGAACAGTCCACGCCTTCCCTGACGCTGAAGATGATCAATCGCGTTTTAGGCGTGACCTGCTTGACGTCATCCACGATGTTAGCTACGGAGGCACCAAACATCGCGGCTATGGCTTCTCGTCTGTTCATCACCTAACTCCTGTTCAAAAGGCCGGGAGGCGACCCGCCTTATTCGGCGGACACCCCGGAAGGTGCTGCATCTCGCCGCCCGGCCAAGGCTGCTGGCCGGTCCTGCCCCGGCTGTGCCATGGCACTTGTTGTCCCCGCATCTCCGCAGATTTGTCCGGTACTCCCGCTTTCGGGTGTTTCACGTACTCGCGGTCCTACGGTCTCCGCAGAGGCGTATCGCGTGTAGGCCGGATTGACGGCTCTCATCTCGCCACGCCGCAGCAGCCATCCAAGTCACTCCGCGACCGCCACGGCCTTGGCCGGGCCGGGCTCGCCTGGGGCTCGGGGCGGGTCCTCCTCCAGCACCAGCGCGGGCCGGGGGAACTCCCGCACCTGGGGCTTGACTAGGTCAACCACGACCACGGCGGCCACCAGACCGCCCACGAGCAGGCCGGCGCAGAACATCGACGCGGCCAGCGTTAGTGAGGCTTTCATTCTTGGCTCCCTTTCTCTTTGGTTTCGGTTTCTGCTTAGCCGGCAAAACGCGAGGGAAGGCTCGATTCAGGACGTCTCTAAGGTTCCGCATCGGGGGCTCATTCCGGCCCATAGGCTTGCCCTCGACCAAGTTCTGCTCATCGTACCCGGCCACCCACTCCCGTAGGTGCCGCTCGATGGCCTTGGCCCAGTGCGGCTTAGCGGCACCTATCCACGACCTTGCCCACCTGATATACATTTCAACGTCGGTCTTGGTCGGCATCCTCATCGGTCACTCCTTGGCTTTCTCGACGGCTTCCCGCCACTCCCTAGACTCCTCGGCCGTCAGCTTCCGGCCTAATGGCCTCTTCGCCTATGCCCTTGCCCCTCGGCGGCAGCGGCATGTACAGGTCGAGGGTCTTGGGGCGGCAAAGCGGGCTGCGGATAGTGTGGTCGGCGGCGCAGCTGACCATGACCGTCCTGGTCCAGCTCAGGATGTCCTCGTTGGGGAACCTGGGCCTGGTGCTGACCTTGACCTGGGACAGACCGCACTCCGGGCAGTCGTACATCACCGTGATCTTGGCCTTAGCTTCCTTCTTGGTCATCGTTCCCTCCCGGCCTCCAGGGTGGACTGGCTGGGCACCTCGCTCGCGTAGGTCACGCGGGGGTCGCGCACGCCCGGCCAGAAGTGGCAGCCCCCGCCGTCGTTAAGCAGCGGCCTCCGGCACGCGGGGCAGGTCACGAACGGCGGCTCGGCCTCGAACCGGGCACCGCACGCCTTGCAGTCGGCCTCCATCCCGCACCTCCTTGCCTCAGCAGCTGGCCCCCGCCACCGCCCGCCTCACCTTGTGCGTCAGGCCGTACACCGCGAGCACCAGGGCATCGGCCTCGTCCGGGCTGCCCTCGTTGTTGTACAGCGTGGCGATCATCTCGGCCTTAGGGGGCAAGCACAGTGTGCCCTCCCCGTGCTTGTCGTAGGATATCGGGATCGGCCCGAGCTGCCGGTGCAACCGCTCGGCCGCAGGGCTGAGGTCCCTGGGCGGCAGGGCGAACCCCTTGAGGCCGCCCCCTCTATCATACTCAGGGTCCATCAGCTCGCTCAAGGTGCCGTACATCTCGGACCGCCGGTTGCTGTAGGCGTACTTGGTCTCGCGGTGGTCTCGTCGTTCTTCCATCAGCGTCAGCCCCCGCTTGAGGTCCACCGTGATGGCCTCGTTGAACCCGACCGTCTGGGCCGCCAGGCCCATCGCCCGCAGCCGGTCCGCGTGCTGCTTGCCTCCGCCGCCCCGGTCGAAGCACCACCGCTCCGGCGGCACCTGCCAGCGCCTCCCCAGGGCGACCGTCTCCGAGGGGATCACGTTGGTGTTGGGCGTGAGCTTGGCGACCAGGTCCAGCACGCCGTACTCGTCCACGACGCACCAGACCGTGTTGGCCCCGCCCTCGCCGGGGTCTATCCCCATCGCCTTAGCCTGCCGCTTGGCCCGGCCCTTGAGCGCGTTGAACAGGTCCGCCGAGTGCTTGAGCCAGGCCGGGGGGAACAGCAGCAGCCCCTCGTCCTCCGGGAACAAAGCGTCCAGGCTGATCAGCTGCTGGCGCTTGGGCCACTTCCGCCGCTCCAGGTAGTCGAAGTAGCTCAGCACTCCGGGCACCAGGGTCTCGCCCGTGACCTCCACGCCGGCCCTGGCCTGGGCGAGCCCTAGGCGGACGTTGGGGCTGTCCTCTGCGGTCCAGCGGAGTACCTTGCGCGAGTACACTAGCCAGCCCCCAAGTAGGCGAACAGCCTGAGCAGTAGGCTCGCAGCCATCACCGCCGCCCCGAGCGCGGCCAAGCTGATCACCAGTCGGCGTTGCCTGTCCTGCTGCGATTTCCAGCAGTCCGCGCAGACCGGGGTCCAGTGCCAGTTGTCGTTCAACTTGCCGCAGGATTCACATGGGTGGTACATCTTCGAGTGCCTCCAGCTCGGCCTTGGCCACGTCTAGAGCCCCGACGAACAGCAGCATGGCATCGCCTGGGCTTATGTCGGTCCCGGTGGGGCGGTTGCCCTGCACGGCCGCGTACCGCTCCTCGAACTTGTTGATGAGGTCGTTGACGTAAGCCCTCAGGCGGTCTCCGCTCCACCCCAGGTACTCGGACTTGATTACTGCCACCGTCCCCAGGGTCTCGCCTATCGCCTGTATCACGTTGAACATGTCAAGCCCCCGCGAGCACGTCGCCGCCCTTGACGCCCCGCCAGAAGAAATTGGTGGTGGGGTTGGCGTTGCCGAACACCAGCAGCCGCTTGGCCCACCGCACCGCGAACTCGTAGATCATGTCCTCGCTGCCCGACGCCTCGTCCACCACGAACAGATTGTACTCCGCGTGCGCCCCCGATATGCCCTCGCCCGTCGCCGTCACGCGGCCGATCAGGTAGTTGAGCGGCTGCGCCCCGGCCTCGACCCGCTCCGCCGCGAGCGAGACGTCGCGCTGGTTGACCGTCAGCGGCCCGCCCCTGTCGTCCCGCAGCGGCACCGAGCTGGTCGCTATCAGCCGCCCGATCTCCCCCCACAGGTTCCGCAGCTGGTCGCCGTCGATGCTGGTCGTGACCACTTTCCTGGTGTGGAACTCCCACTCCGGCACCGGCTGCCCGCGCCTCCGCTCCTCGGCCAAGCGCCGCCGCTCGACGGTCTCGAAGTGCGACCGGGGGAAGAACATCCACGGGGCGACGAAGAACAGGACGCAGCACCAGGCGGCGGCGAAGTCCTTGCCCAGCTGGTTGCCGGCCACCACGTAGGTCTCCCTGTTGAATATAACTGACTCGACCATCTCCCGCTGGCGGGACCACAGCCGCACCTGGGGCCAGTGCATCCTGCCCACCGCCAGCACCCTCCTCAGCTCCGGGCTCATGCGTCACCGTTCAAGTGCTGGCCGTTGGCGTCGGGCGCGACTGGGGGGACCGCCGGGGGCAGCGCCTCGGCCGCCCGCACCGCCTCGTCCACCTCGTCCACCTCGACCTCCTCCAAGGCCCGCTTGTACAGCTCCAGGGGGTTGACGGCCACGGCAACCGTCTGGCTGACGTTGATCGCGCCCTTCGCCTTGCCCGCCTCCACCGGGTGGTCCCGCTCCCACTGCCTCTGGTCCAAGGTCCCCAGCACCTTGGCGTTCTCCTTGAGCAGGTTCCTGTCGGGGGCCACCACTATCTGGTTGCCGTCCTTGTCCAGCACCACGTCCCCTCCGAAGAAGGGCTCTAGGAGCGCTCCCACTATCCTTGGCTTGGCGGCGTCGGGCACCGACCAGTCCTCCCTCAGGGCCTGGCGCACCAGGCCTGGGAGCTGCTGTTCGCCCTGAAGCGCGGGATCTACCCGCTCCGACTTCAGGGCCTCCTCTGGCGTCGTGGGAATGAGTCCGGCCAGCTGCGCATCCTCGCGGGCGTGAGCGTAGCGGTCCTTCACCCGCTGCTTCCCCGAGCGTTGCTTGCTGGTCGGCTTGCTCTTCCGTTTACGCGCCACCGAGCTGCCCCTGGGCCATATACGTTCTACGCCCCTATAGCCTACCCTACCTCCACCACGCCCGTAAAGCCCACCCTAAAATTTTCCCCGCTTTGCCCTTTACTAGCACTACCTATAACGATTATACTTGCGTATACGCGGTAGTGTGTAGTAGTAAAAGTAGTAACGTAGTTACTACTTAGAGAGGTTCAACTCAAGGCGCTGACCCGGTCCCGCACTTCCCCCACCGCCCTATGCCCCGTTAAGCCCCCCAGCCACACGCGGATAATCTCAGGCACTGCCGTTATCCTTTCGCTTCTTGAGCTTGGCCAGCTTGCTTTGGTACTGCTTGACCTCTCGCTCCAGTTGCACTAGGCGGGTCTTGTTCGATTCGAGCTGCTCCCACTCCTCGCTGACCTTTACGAGCTGGGCCTTGACCCGAGCCTTCTCCTTAGTATCCCTGTCCCATTGCGGCTGGTCTCGCACCCCTTCCAGTTCGCCTTCTACCAGCTCCCTAAACTTGCTGGGCTCCAGGGCGTCCAACTCCCATGACTCGTCCCCGTATTCCGCTATGTATGCTTTGTACCGACTATCGGTTGTCTTGGCCGGATTCGGGGGCGGCTTGTACTCCTCGATCTGGGCCATGTTCAAGGCGACGCGCTTGAACTCACAGTCGCTCAGAAACGTCTTGCGGATGCGGTCGCATATGTCCCGACTCATGTCGATGCCGCTGGGGTCGTGGTCGCCGAAGTGGATGATGTAGGGCTTCTGCCCCTGGCGCATCCAGTGCCGTAGCCGCAGGCTGGCTCGCCACATCTCGCTAAGCGAGGTGTAGCCACGGCAGCTGAAGTACGGTATGTCGTTCTCTTCACACACCCCCTGGATAACGCCCGCCAAGGCATCCTTCTCGATCCACACCTCCGGCCTCCACTCCTGCTCCGCCCACATATCGACGTGATACCAACCGGCCAACTTGTTGAGCGCATCCTGTGCGCCGTTGAAGTGCTGTAGCTTGGCGAGGTTCCTGGTCCGATCCTCCAACCGTTCCCAGTCGATCAGGCCCGCCAAGCGAGCATCTCCTACGATTCCTCCTAGCCGCTTGTAGCTCTTCTGCCGATTGGGAATGTAGCCGCGTGCCACGAATTGGTAGTACAGTTGCCGCAGGGTCAGGATAAACCCCTGGGCCGCGTACTCGTCGAGGATGCTGTTGGCCCGAGCAATAGTGCTGCGGTGCCCTTTGTTGAACCGCTTCTCAACGTAGCAGAACTTAGCCACGTACAGCCTCCTCGTATAAGCGCCGCATACGCTTGCTCAATCGCCAGCGGGGTGTGACGCGAACCCCTTTGGTCTCGCGGGTGTACAGCTCCACGGCTCCGAGCCGTCGCATGAACCGCAGCAGCTTGCGCTCGCCGTCCTCGGGGTAGTGGGTCTTGGCCGCCACCCCGCCCGTCTCCACCCCCTCGTCCCCGGCGTTGTAGAGGCAGCGGGCAATGTTCAGCGACCGGCCGCTGGCGGTGTCCACAGCCACGCGGCGGATGCAGGCCAGCACCTCGGCGTTCACGGCCGTATGGTTCGTGGCCGCCGCCAGGCACAGCGCCAGCTTACCCAGCTGACTGATCAGGCGGGGGGACATCTCCCGGCCCTCCTCCTCGTCCTGGCGCTTACTCGGGCGGGCGCGCATATAGGCCACGAACGTGCCCAGCGACACGATGGCCTTGGCCACGCTATCGGACATCTCTATCTCGGGGAGCAGGCGGCCGATGTTGGTGCGTAGCCAGTGGAGATAGCCCGCCGTCAATCGCTTGGCCTGGATCTTCTCCTCCGTGTCGGTGGTCTCCAGCTTACCATCCACCTCGAAGCGGTGCTGCCGTACCAAGTTGATCTTCCGCCAGCCGATGTCGTCTTCCAGCTCCTCGCTGATCGACTCCATGATGCGACACTTTAGGAACCGCTCGCCCAGCTCCGACGTATCCAGGGCGCGGAGGCTGAACGTACCGAACAGCAGCCAGGCGAACCGCAACCCCTCGTAGTCTCTGCTCATCTTGTTGTTGTAGGCGGTGCGGCCCGTGGTGTCGTACAGGTCGCGGGCCTGCCCCATGATCTGGTCCTTGTTCGGCAGCGTGAGCAGGGTGTCGCCGTCCTTGACCACGAACGCCTTGTTACGTAGCTTTTCGACCAGGGACAGGTTCTCGCTCCCCTCGGCGTCCGTCTGGTAGCCGCTGTAGAACCCTCGGAAGGCGCTGATGGCCTTCACGTGCTCGCGGTCCAAGGCCAGCGCCTCGGCCAGCTCGCTCTTGCCGGTGCTCGGAGGGGACATGATCATGAGCCACACCTGGTCACCCACGACGCGAACGCTGGCGGCGGCGGCCAAGCACACGGCCAAGGCGAAGTCCAGCCCGTCCGTCCAGCGCATGGCCTTGCGCCAGCTGTTCCGCAGCGTGGCCCAGTCCGTACACTCCAGCATCGTGACCTCGGCCGAGCCGCGAGCCTTGGACCCCTTTACCCATTCGGTAGGGATGGGCTCCAACTTGGAGATAAGGGTGCCCGCGCTCTCGTGCCGCGAGGTCCCCCGCGCCAGCCAGTCGCGGACGTCGAAGCCGCTGGGCAGGTCCGGGTCGAACCCCGCCTCCCCCCACTTCAACCACCGCAGCTCCTTGGGAGGCTCCACCCCGATGGAGAGGATGTTCGCGGCCCGTTGCGAGGCCGTGTACCCAGCGGGCTCCACTATCCGACCGTTATGCTCGCGGGGATGGTCCGAGTCGAACATGAGGTGAACAGTCTTATCGGCCAGCAGGGGTGCCCACCGTTCCAAGGGGCCGCCGATGCTACCGCAGCCCGGCACCGCCAGCACGTTGGCCCCGGCGAGTAAGCTGCTGGCCTCGGCCCCGGTAAGGCGATACTCCCCCTCGTCCGTGCGCTTGGTCCCCCTTAGCGTTTCCCACAGGGCCATCCCGTCCCACGGCCCCTCGCACAGGTAGACTGCGGGCCGGGCGGCGTCGTAAAGGTTACGGCCGAACAGGGCGTGGCCCAGCTCGGGGGTAGGCAGGAGCTTCATCTTGCCGTCGTGAACCTTCACGTAGCGGTAGAGCTGCGTCAGCTTACCGTCGGCGCTGTAGCCCGGCACCAGCCACTCCCCGGTCAGCACGGACTGGACCACGCCCCAATAGGTAAGGGTCTCGGGGTAGAGCAACCTACGGTCCTCGGCCAGCTGCTTGGTGGTCCCGTTGGTACGCTTATCGCTCTCCTCGTGGAGCAGGCGCAGGAACGTGTAGACGTTACCGCCGCCTCGCTCCGTCCCGGCCCGACAGACGAAGCACTGCCACTCACCGGTCTCCACGCTGACGCTGAACTTACCCGCACGCCCGCACCAGGGGCACTCGCCCTGGGCCTCCTTCTCCCCGTCCTCGTAGCTGAGGTCCAGGCCGTGGAACAGGTAGGGCCGCAGGTTAGCTGGGGTCTTGACTATCGCCGGCATTAATACAACCTCACTTCCCAGAAGATCGTGTTGTAGTGGGGGAGAGTCCCCCACGGTATTCCGTAGGTGCTGAACTCCACCACGTGGTCCGGGTAGCGGTCCAGCAGCACTCCCAGCCACTCGTAGCTATTCCAGCACAGGGCGTCGCGCAAAAGCAAACCAGCCATTATACCGTAGACCGACTCGGCCCGTTGACGTAGGGCGTCTCGCATCGGTAGGGGCACGGTGCTGTAGTAGAGGTAGAGGCCCCGCTCCGTGCGCATGACCTCCCCCTGTAGCCGCAGGGATTGCTCCACACCGAGCGGTACCTGCTGCGAGCAGTACCAAGCGGAAGGGTCGGACACGCCGCCCCACCGCTCCACCACCTGCGCCGGGGTCTGCTTGTAGTACGTGACTCCGCCCGCCACCCGGCCGTTGCGCAGGTGATAGAGCCCCTCGTCGGGAGAGTCTCGCTGGAAAGCCTCCAGGCTCTCCCACGTGGGGCTGGCGTTACCGAACTCGCCCAAGCGATAGCGGCGGGCGAAATCACCTTTGGCTAGTACGGGCTTGAACACGCTTCTCCCTCCTACGCTCCAGCCACTGCTCCCCGGCCACTCGCCAGTCGTCCGCCTCAACCCCGCCCATTACGATCAACGCGCTGTCCAGGTCGCCGCGCTTGTAGTAGTGGTAGGCGATGCACATGGGTTGAGCCACCGTCATGAGGAACGGTTCCTGATACAGGGTGGCAAGGGCGTCGCGCTGGTGCCGCTCAACGAACGCCAGTAGCTCCCCATCGAACGTATCCGGGTCCTCTACCAGAGGGACAATGGTACAGGCGGGCAGGTACTCTAGCCGTTCATCCAGGTTGCTATCGTAGGCCAACCACTTCTCCGGTTCCCACCGCTCCGTGTAGTAGTGGAGGTTATTGGTGAACTGGTTGTAGACCCCTACCCCCACGCCCAGGTGCGCCGCTATGTACTCCTGAAGTACGGAGAAGTGAACCGCGTTCGCCCCGAGCATCCCCCAGATCAGGTCATTGCTGCGGTTGCAGACGGTCATGTTGAGGAACTGTCGTGCACCTTCGGTGTCGGTCCGTTCGAGGGAGAAGTAGCAGGCCGTATTGCAACACACGTCCTTGGAGGAGTCTATCCGTAGCAGGTCGTCCTCCACCGTCCACATCTGAAGTACGGCTCGGCGGCTCTCGGGCTTACGGTGCAGGTGGCTGATCAGCAGCTTGAGCTGGTCCACCGGCTCCAGGTCGAAGTATCGCTCTGTAATCGGGCGGTCCATCATAGGCTTGTAGCTTAGCCCCGACCTCCATCTCTCGCCGTAGGCTCCATTGAACGTCTTGCCGTCGTCGCTGAACTCCGGCATGCGGCTGTTGTAGTAGGCGAGTGGGGCCACGTCGTTCCTGCCCGCCAGCATCCACAGCGACTCATACAGGTGGAAGAACGGGTTGGCGTCCCGAGCCGCGTTGAACAGCACTCGCTCCGTGGGGTTGGCATAGGTGACGATGACCGGTTCCTCGACCATCGCCACCTCTCCGGCTCGGCTGTTACACACATAGGTCGGGATCGTGCCCTGGTGCAGCCCCTCCACTAGCGTCTTGAAAGCCGTGTTTACGTTCCGCGTCTTGATATGCATCGCTGCTCCTTTGATGGATGTTCCGCCACGCCTCATCCCACTCACCTATAACGCTCTGGTTTTCCCACGGCAGCTTCCCCGGTTCCACCCGCCGCATCGTCTCGGCGCAATACACTTCCAGGTCGAGGAACTGGGCCATTGCCAGCTCCACCGTCGCTCCCGCCGACCGCCTCCAGCCGGGAAGCAGGGCTATCGCGTCAGCCACGAACAGGGCCGCGACGTCCGCTAGCATCACGTGCCGCAGGTGCGCGCCGTTCACGGAGCTGTCCTGGTCGTAACCCAGCGCTCGGTCCATAGAAGCGGGGGAGAACGCCTGCCAACCGGCCGCTCTCCACCGCGCCACGGCGGCGTCGAACGCGGGGAAGTTCCAGTCAGCGATCCCCCGCATGGGACCGGCGATGTAGATTTTCCGCATCGTAACTCCTTGTAGATCAACCACCTTGAACTATCTTCTGAAATCCGTTCAACTTGGCCTTTACTTCTCTGTATCCGAGGTTACAATTATAACGTTGGGACGAAGGACGCGGCCGAGTGGCCAGCCGGGTAGCCCGACGCAAAAGGGAGCAAAGCCATGTCCGAGACCACCACGACCGTAGCGACCCCCGCCGCCCCGAAAACCACGAAGAAGGCTCGCAAGACCAAGCCCAGCGCCAGCAAGACGAAGGCCGAGTATGGTCGAGTTCGCAGCCATGATCTGCCGTGGAACGATAAGAAGGTCTCTGTTTTCAAGGCTCTCAAGGCTCTGCGTGCCGTAGGAGTCACCAACGCCCGCTCTGCCGCTGACATCGCCAAAAAGGCCAATCTGACCGAGCGCGACGTGCGACACTACGTGTACCATGCCGCTTCCGCCAATCTGGCTGGTATTGCCACGCATGAAGACTTCCGTGGCTACGTGTACTACCTAACCGCTAAGGGTGCCGCTCTGAACCCGAAGGTCCACTAACCTCCCACGGGCGCAATACCGGCAATGTTAGGGTATGACCTGCAATAGCCTCCTCTATGGCTTGCAGGTCATTTTCGTTTGGTGTTGGTAATGACCCTCTGCCTCGTTGGTCCGGCAGCAGCCCAGGTCGGTAGCTTAAGGCATCACATCCGGCGCACGGTCCAAAGTCTCGCATTCCGTGATATAGCTTTCGCCTGGCGGCACGCATGGCACGGTTTTGCCAAATCTCATCCAGCGTCTGGTTCAACACGTTACCGCACTTGTACTCACCTCGCCAGTCGTTACAACAGATAGCTACACCACCATCCCACCTGATACTCATCTCCCTGAACGGCTTAGCACATCTCTTGCCCATAGCGCTATCGTTCTTCGGTGCTCCACACCCCGCATGGTTATTCAGTACCGAGTGCGTGCCGCCGGTGGCACTGACAATATCCTGCACTATCACCAAGTTGTGCTCGTCGAACTGCCGTCTCCTGTGGGGATTACCTCTCTTGTCCTGCGGATACATGACTGGAATATGCGGCCCTTTGTACATATCCAAGATCTTTGGAACCAGTTTGACGCCATCATACCAATCCAACGCCAGAACATTCAGTGATTCCAGTGCTAGGTTGATACTGGTAGTCGGGTCCTTGACGAATCCAGCACCATTGCTAGTCATCATTAGATGCATCCGTCGCGGAAGCTGTATCCGAAACTTTTTCAGGATGGTCATCATATTAGGATTCATACTTGGCTCGCCATGCATTGCGAACTCAATACGCGGACGCCATCCATTGTCGCGTAGCAGCATGGTGATTCTTTCTGCCGTGGCTACTGTCATAAACTTGTAGTCATTGGCCTGCCCACGAATACCGTTCAATCCGCAGAATTCGCACCGCAGATTGCATCCTTCGGTTAGTTCAATTTGTAGACAGAACGGTGGGCCTTGTAGTTCTATTTGATTGTTCATAAAGCCTTTTTCCCTCTAAGCAGTAAGCACATCAACCAGTGTACGTGCCGACATTTCATCTTTGTGATGTTCCAGTAACTGGTCGGATTGCCGCACTATTGACTGAATCTCGTTAGCAGACATTCCACGTTGCAGCACTTCGGCCAGTTCCCGACCATTACCCACCGCGATGCAGTTGGCTTTCGGATCAGGGCATGCTCTCATTTCATCATCTGGAATGATCCAACCTCTATGCACCACACACACAGAGCCGGCATCCATAGCCTCCATGAATGAATATTGAGTGCCACCGCCGTCTCCCTTGATCAGCGACATATCACATGTGAAGGTTGCTTGATGGCAGATATTAGCAGCTGTTGTAACTTCCCTCGAATAATGACTGATTGACTGTTGCCATTCCGGATACTGGGGGCACACCTTGAACTTCGTGTACAGTCGATTTTCAAACCCATGGATGCGAATCTTCATCTGCTGTGATAACAGCCTATTAGCATCCAGTAGGATCGTAGTGTTCTTATCAAAGTCTATGCGGGCCACACTACACGCTCGCAATTTTCCAGTGGCGATCGTCCCCTTGGGGTAGTGACGATGATACGGATGCGGGAGAAGCGTGCTTCCAGATATTTGACGTTGAACCGATCTCCGGATAGCGAAGCAGCGATTACCAAATTCGGCTAGATTGGTGTGAGTAAATTCCGCTGGGTCATGCACTACCAGCCAGCTGCCTGCTGAAACTAGCGCCGTTGACACTTCCCGATAATTCTTCTGGAGGGCTACCACCACAGCTAATCCATTAGCCAGCTTAATTGCGTGTTGTAGATCAATGTTCCTGTAGGTCATATTGTATCCAAATGGCCTGGGTCGGTTTTCGTGTTTGGGCTTAACCTTGTATATCGCCGCTCTAATCCCAGGCAGCTTAGATAATCCCATCATCAAGTGTGCTGTGAACGTGACCCATCCTCCGGTTGTGTTGTCACTTAAATAAAACAGACTAACATCTGTGTTATGAATTGCCGGCACCGCTGTACCTCCTCTTTAAATGTCCGTTACCCAATCGTGCTCGCTCGTATTTGTCGAATTCACACAAACTGTGCTCGATCTCGCGCATTTCCAGCGATGGCAGCTTGGGCAGCTTCGCCTTGGTCGTAGCAAGCAATGCTAGTGAATGATCTGGATAATCTCGACATGTGTGGTTAAGGTCTCGCCCTAGTAGTCTATTCAGTCCGCGCTTGGCACCTGGGCCGGGGTTGCTCCACGTTAACTTGTCTTTGGCGTGCTCCAGCAGCGCTGTGTAACGCAGGTCGCATACCGCTTCGTACGCCATGAACCCACTGCCGCCCAACCCCAAGTATCCCTTCAGACGCTGGTGTGCTTGTCGTAATGTGGTCCATCGCTTAGCGTCAGATAGCAGATTGGACAGGTCACTCCACACCGGTTGGATGTAGTCCTGGCACACCCGTTCTACCTTTGATTTAGTGCTGCCGCTGTTGCTTATGTTGAATGCACCGGTAAACACCTGCATCCCCTCGCTCTTCATTGTATTCAAGCATCTGACAGCATGTTCCAAGTCCCAGTCAACGAGCAAATTGTTTGCCACCAACACCTGACCGGTTGGAATGTAGTTGAACCAGCGGAAGCAGACCGTGGCGAACAACACCTCCGGATCGTCACGCAGCGGCTCACGCACGTTCTCGCGAAACCACACCGTGGTCTTATCGTGCTCGCGGTAGGGGTTGGTAAAGAAGTACCGTTGGAGCACCTCGTCGTACGTCCAGGGCTTGGGCCTGCCGGCCTTGCGGCGCTGGTAGATAGCGTGCCGCTCTCGTATCCAGTACAGGAACCGCTCCACCGGTGGCAGCTTAGCGACCTCGACAACCTTCATACGCGCACTCCTTCGCCCCAGCTCACCGCGTGGTACTCCACGTCCACCGGCGTCGGCACGCCCAGGTCCTCGCCGCCCTGCTCCATCAGGTGCTTCAGCTTCTTGATCTTGGGCAGGTTGGTGCGCCATGGCTCCTTGCCGGTGCCGCGGCGCTAGAGGTACACCAGCTCGTCGTGTACCTCTAGCGCCAAGCGGTAATGCCCCGGCCGCTCCAGGCTCCACTCCACCAGCTGCGCGTGGCAACGGTTCAGGGCCTTCAGCATCCACCACCCGGCCGTTCCTTGGACGTGATAGTTGAGCGGCTCGGTCGGGCGAATGCGGCTCCACTGCGTCCGCGTAACCATCAGCGGATAGCCCCGCGAGCAGCCCAGGTCGCGGTCCGGTATCGTCTCTACGTAGCCGTGAAGGTTGGCGAAGGAGACCCACTGCTGGTTTAGCTTCTCCTTGCGGGCGAACCGGGCGGCGAGCCGTGCTTGGCTACCAGGCCGGTGGAAGGCGCGGTCAGCGGTGCCCAGGCCGTCGGGTCGGTCAATGGCCCCGTAGCCCATGGCAAAGTCCCCATTCTTACACCACTGGTACCAGGTGTCCTCGTACAGCTTCTTCACGTGGGAGCCGACCTTTTGCAGCCCCACCACCCGTAGCTCCTCTTCCCACAAGTCCGGATAGACCGTGCTGAAGTTGAGTAGGTGCTCGCTGCCGTAGTAGGGCGGATCGTCGGCCCGCTCGAACAAGTCGATCAGCTCCCGCTCGCCCGACTCGTAGGCTGGTATCCGCAGCTCCAGGTTTTTCGCGTCCATGCTCCACCACTCTCTACCGGGGGCCGGGCCGAAGCAGCGGCGCAGGTTGTTCTGTCCACGCTTGCCCACGTTCTGCCCGTTGGGGTTGCTGGAAGAACGGCGCAACAAGCTGGTCCCCGTCGGGTTGAAGTTGGGATGAAGTAGCAACCAGCCGGAGCAACCCTCCAGCGGTTGCCCGTAGCGCTCGTAGCCGTCCAGGTACGTTACCGCCGTATCCTTCCCCCGTTTGTTACGCAGGCCCTCTATGAACCGGTACCCGTCCGATTCCGGTGGCAGGTGCTCCAGGTAGTAGGGCACTGCTACCTTGCTATCGAGCAGGGGCTTCTGTGTCTTGCCCTTGGTATCGTAGAGAGGAGGCAGCTTCAACACGTCGAACACGAACGTATCTAGCGAGCCGTTACGCCCGCCCCTGGGCATGGTCAGGTCGTAGCCGTACCCCTTGGCTATCGCTACGCACGCCTCTTGGTGCCGCTCGCTCTCCGCCCGACACTCGTCGCGCAGGGCAACCAGCTCGCTGTAGTTGACCGTGACGCCGCCTCGCTCCATCGCTATCAACACCGGCAGGGCCTTGACCCGCTCCTGGTACATCTTCATCAGGTCACTCACGCTCCAGCTCCTTGCGCATTGCCTGCCACAGCGCCAGTGTCACCAGCGAATCCGCGTTGGCATAGTCCCGTAGCACCGTGAACCAGGGGTGATCCTCCGCGTGTTCCAGGTGGAGTCCCAACGCCCTGGGCAGCCAGCTATCGTACTTCCAGGTCTTGGACCCGGCACTGGGCATCTCCGGCAGCCCCTCCTTGGCGATGCGCCACTCGGGTAGGTGACTGCGGCAGTAGCGCCTACACTCCTGCACCGCCTCCTCTAGCCGGTCCTCGTAGGGCTGAATGTCCACGCCCAGGTAGTGCAGGGCCATACTCGTAAGGTCGTGCGGCTGGTTGCTAGCGAGCAGGTGCCCGGCCAGCAGCGTGTCGTGGGTCCGGTCCCAGGGCCACTCGAACCGCTCCACCGTACTCAGCGCCACCGCGTCGAACTTCGCATTCTGTAGAACCACCCACTCACCCTCAGGGTCGTCCGGCGAGAGGAGTGCTTGGATCTCGGCCACGTCCTCATCCGGTACGTTCGGCTCGCGGGTGAGCGGGTCTACGTCCCACTCCCACCATTGCTGCGTACCGTCCTCGCGGGCCACGGTGACGAAGAAGGGCTTGGCCCCGTGGTGCAGGTCTACCCCGGTCGTCTCGGTGTCTAGTGCTATCACGGTCCGGCCTCTTAGGGAGAAAAGGCGCTGGTTCGGGCGGAGCGGGTGGATGAGACCCATGGTACCCGTCCCAGCGCCGCGTGGGTTACTCGTTCTTCAGATCCGCCCACTTCACGCCCTTGACCACCGTCTTGGTGTCCAGGCGCTTGAGCGTGACCGTCTCCGTCTTCACGTCCACGGCCGTGACCTCGCAGTCCACCTGCTTCTTGCCCGGCTTCTTGGTCTTGGGATCTTGCGGGTGGTAGCCGTAAACGCCGCCCTTGACCGGAGGCTGGGGCTCGGGCTCGGCGGCCGGGGCCTCTACGCCCTGGGCCGCCTCGATCAGGGCCTTGACCCCGTCCCAGTCGGCGGCGCTGTAGTCGTCCTCGCTAATGCCGGCGGCGAAGGCGATCTTCTGGAGCTGCTCCTGGGCGCTCACGTCGTCGCCCTTGGCGGCTTCTATCAGTGAGTCCAGGTCCACATCCAGCTCCTCGCCGGTGTTGTCCCCCGGTTCCGCCGCCGGCACTTCATCCGCCGAGGGCGTATCGTCCACCACGTCGGGGGCGGCCTCCCCGTTGGTCGAGAACTCCACTAGGCCGTTCCACTCGTGCTGCACTCGCGGCTCCTGCCCGGCGTAGGGGCCGGTCGTCTGCTTCTTGCCCTTCCACGTGCGGAACCGGAACGTGGGCTGTTGCTTCGTGAGAGCCGCCATACCCGACAGGATACCGGCCTCGATCTGCTGCGGCGTGCCGCTGAGCTGGTCCAGGTCGAAGCCGATGAGAGACAGCTGGTCGCGCATGAACTTGTAGTGGTCCTGGAACGTCTTTCGCTTGCCGGTTGCTTGCGGCGTGTCACAAAGCGCCTCCGGTCCGATCTGCGTGCGCAGCCCCGCCACGCTGATGCCGTCCACCTCCTTCGGCTCCAGCACCACGGCCGAGGCCATGAAGTAGGGCTGACCCTTGTTCACCCCCTCCTTGTACTCGCCGATCTTCACGTCGCGGAGCTGTGCCACACCGTTCTCGATACCCGCCGGTAGCTGCGGATTACCCGCCTCCACCGGCTTGCCCTTAGTCTCCGCGTGGGCCTGCGTCAGCCGGTTGCCCAGCTTCGCCGCGAGCGTACTCTTACCCGTCTGCACTGCCATAGTCGAACTCCCCTCGTAACGATGGTTGAAGGAAACTATCCCGTAATCACTTTGAGGATCTTCTCGTAGCTCGGGTCCACGATCACGTCCGGTATCAGCCGGCTCCCCTTGGGCAGGCGGAACTTGGTCATGTAAACGTCGTGCGGCTCGCAGCGCAGACAGTACTCCACGCCCTTGCCTCGCTCCGTCACGGTCTGGACCTCCGCTCCGACCTTGACCTTGCGCTGTGTCATCTTCGGCCGCTTGAAGGTCTGCACCACGTAGTCGCAGGCGGGATTGAGCCAGCCCGCCACAGACGGAGTCAGTGCCGCCCCTACCGTCGGTTGGATGATCTCCGACGGCATACCGTCCTCGCGACCCCCGAACACTCGCTCCTGCGACACGATCACCACGTGGCCGGCGAAGTTGAGCAGGTCGCGGAAGTACTCCTTCAGGTGCATCGCCAATTGGCCGTACTGCTGCTGGCTGGCCAGGCCCCACGACTTCTGCACCGGCAGCGAGTCCGCGCCGATGATTTCCTTGAGCACCAGGTCGGCGAACCCCGTGGCGTGGTCGAGGACCTTGGTGGCCGCGTCGTTCTGGCCTAGCCAAGCCTTAAACTGGTCCGTGGTGTTGATGATTGTGGGGCGGATGCGCTTCCGGTTTTCCGGCGTGTCCACCGACCGCAGCTCCCCCGGCCTGTTCCCGCCGGAACAGATGGCCACGTCTATCGGTCCGGGGAACGTCGCCCATAGCGTGGTCTTGCCGGTGCCGCTCGCCCCGTATAGGAGGACGCGCAGGCTGTCCACCAGGTCCCAAG